ACCGAGCCACTTGGCAGCATAGGACAGTATGTAGCCCTCTGCCATGAGCTGATTAAGACCTACGTTGTTATCCCACAAACCCCATACATGAGCTAGGTTTGGTGCAGTCTCTATGTCAAAGATTAGTATCTTAGGTTGACTCATCTTAACTCCTTAGGTATTGTTTCCTTAGTGAACCACCTGAAGCCCTGCTTAGTAGCCCACTCACCGTGACTTAGTTTAGTGCCATCTTTCCTTCTCTTAGCACCCGGCATAGCTACATCTGGCTTCATAAAGACAAAAATTAGCTCTGTGTCGGGTGGAAGCTGGGCAGCTATGTGGACATACTTGCTATACTCAGCATGATCCCACATCCTGCCCTTTGCTTCCAATAGATATTTTTTGCCTTTCACCTCCTTAATAAAGTCAGGGTAATACTTCTTTGGTATGTAGTAGGGTACACTCCCAGGATGTAACGCCCACCTCTTTAGCACAGAACTGTGCAGTGTCTCTTCAAAACCTGAATCATATGTCTTACTATGCTTCTTCGGTCTAGGCTTCCTCGGTACTCTAGCCAAAGTAACTCTCCTCCCTTGTGTGTGGATCAGACCATATCTGACCCTCTTCTCTGCGTAGCCAGAGCATCCTAGCATTCTCCACTACACGCTTTGATGCCTCTACAGGGTCAAGTTCTTCCTTGTCAGTGTAGGCTTTAACACAGGCTACAAAGTAACACCGTTCCTGCTCAAGGAAGTTAGGCGTGTCATCACAGGCTTCTAGTATCTTACCTGCCTTGACCTCACCTATCCCATGTAAGCCGATGATGTTATCTACTCTGTCACCAGTTAAAATCTGCTTGTAGAAGTTATCTATCGCCTCCCCAACCTCTACTATCTTAGTAGTATGTTTAACAAAGTTGTAATGCACTCCCGGTATCTGAAAGAAATCCTTGTCTATTGAACACATCACTACATCAGCAACCGTGGGGGTCTGTACAGATTGTATCTCTGTAGCTGCAATAGCAATAGCATCATCAGCTTCCTCACCTACAGTTATAACAGCACCCCAGGACTTCACCAACTCATCCCTGATTGCTTGTAAGTGAACAGGTTTAGCATTACCTTTCCTGTTCCCTTTGTAAGGAGCAGTGACAGCATACTCATGCCTGAAGTTACCTGAGCCGGTCAAGTACATCTCATACTCTTCCAGCTCAGACGAGATAAAAGCGATGCAGGAAGCGGTGAAACTGTGAAGGTTGCGTAAGGCAACCCCCTCAGTCTCATCGTTACAAGCCCACCCAACTCGGTAGGCTATGATGTCCCCATCAATTAATAACACTAGAGGGCTTCCCCTACCTCCACAACACCACCTTCAGCAGTGCCTTCATACACCTCTAGCTCATCTACTACCAGTTTCAGTAATGATGGACTACGCCCTGTTTTACCGCTAAACGTCCAGTCGTAACTACCTACTACCGCCCTCGCCTTAGAGCCGTTACCTACAATGTCTCCAGGAATTTCATCACTGGAGCTGTTGTAAGCCTTGATAGGGAGGTTGGACTTAGCAGTAATGTAGTTACCACGGTCATCTTTATTACGCACATTAATGCCCATACCCTCCAAAGCTTTCACAGCACCGTCAGAGAGGTTAGTTAGGTCTATTTGGTACTTACCAGACAGGTCGTTTGGGCGAGTAAGAAACGCCCACATAAGATCAGCTTTGATTGTGATTGGTTTTACTTGGTCGTTCATATCGTAGCTCCTCAGCTATTGGTTTAAATAATTAAGACTATTTTTTAGTAGTCCATACTAATATTATATCATACTTTTCAGGAGTGTCCAGTATTATTTTAATGAGTTTCACTCCAGTCTACTCCTATGTTGTATTCGCCCGTCAATGGGCATCTTAGTTCAAGGTCAATCCCTGCTTTCTCTATTGCTATAACACCTGCTTTACCCACAAAGGGTGCAAAGTATTCAGGTGTCTCAATCTGCCATTCATCGTGGACGTTAGCCACTAGTTTAAACGGTATGCCTCCTCTGGTTAATGATTCGTTAAGGTTAATCAATGCCTGCTTCATTACAATAGCACCAGCACCCTGTAGTAGTGTGTTCAATGCACTGTGTTCTGAGCGTACACGAAGCTGTCTACCGTCCAAGCCTTGCAAGATACCAGCCCTGCTCAGTCTAGCTACCTTAGCCTTCAGCTCCTTCAATGCTGGGGTGTTCTCCAGGAAAGCATCAATCAACTTCTGTCCTTGGACATAACTTCCCCCAACAATAGAGCCTATCTTGCCAGCACCAGCGCCATACAAGAAGGCATAGATAAATGTCTTAGCCTGACTGCGCTCAGTTAACCCTGCTGCGTTCATGTTGGCAGTATGTATATCACCGTCTAATACCTCAGCAGTGTAGGCATCATCATCCATGTAGTGTGCCAGCATTCGCAACTCTAGGCCACTGGCATCAATGCCTACTAACTTAGACCCAGCCGGTACAGTCCAGCACTGTCTACACTCCTTACCAAAGGGCTTACCAGTGGCAGGGATTTGTGCAAGGTTAGGGCTAGAATGCGTCATACGTCCAGTGACAGCGCCATTAGTAATCACCCTACCATGTACTCTGTTGTTATCGTCAGTGTACTTGAACCAACTATCCACCTGACTCGCTCTCTTTTGGAGCATCAAATACTCACCGATGAGCTGTGCCTCAGGGACGTTAATACCCTCTAGGGTTTCTTCGTCTACTATGATGTTACCACCACCACCCTTCTCAGTCTTCTCTGTCCTCTTGTTAAGTTTAACACCGATACTCTGTAGCCTCTTAGCTATCTGCTGTCTTGAGCCTACGTTAAATACCTCTACCTTGTCCTTCAACTGCTTACCAGTCTTCTCAGACCATCGTTCAGTAACGATAGGTTGGAACTTCTCCTGTAGCTCCCTCTCTATCTCAAACATCCTGGCAGATACGGTCTGGAATATCTCTGTAGCCTTCTCAGTGTCCAGCAGGAATCCATTGTCCACCTGTGTCTTGGTGATACTGGCTACCTTATGCTCGATAGAGATGCAGGGGTCTTTGAATCCCTTGTTAGCCAGCTTCTCCATCAGGTGCTTGTATAGCCTTACAGTAATCTCCACATCCTGCTGGCAATAGTCTATCATCTCCTGACACAAGCCACCGTCATAGTCATCAAAGTCTCCTTTAGGATAGTCCAGCGTCTCACCCCATGCTGCAAGGCTGTGTCCACCAGTGCGTGGTGGATCGTACAGTCTGGACAGTATCAGGGTGTCCCTTAGCTTCTCTTCAGGGATATCAATGCCCCATAGTTTACGCAGCAATGGAGCATCAAAGCCTATGATGTTGTGACCGACTACAACCTCAGCATCATCTATCATACGTTGAAGCCCATTAGAGTCCTCTAATACACCTGTAGAGACACCACAGCACCATATCTTATCGTGTGCTGTGTTAGTCTCTATATCAAGTGTCAATATCATAATCTCCTCCAAAGTCTTCCCAGCCCTTCACATAACTGTCAACGTCTACGTAAAAGTCACCAGTGTCTACAGTTTCCTCGTCTTCATAACCATACAAACATTTACCACACAGGTCAAGGTACTCGCCTGTCTGCTTATCCTTACGAGTTGATTCGATATCATCCAGTGCTACGTTACAGGCCTTACACCTCATAATCTCCCCTTTAATGCTTCCCTTGTTTCCACCCAAGGTGGTATGTCTTCTATGTATTGCATAAGAACCTGCTCATAGAATCTCTTAGGTGTCGTTGCATACTCATGCTCTTTTGGGTAAGCCCTTTCACCGTTATCATCCTCTAGGAAAAAAGCGTATGCCCCTGTAGATGAAAAGTATTGCAACTCAGTTGGCTGGCCTAAATCTATAGCAAAGTGACCTGTCTTAAAGTAAGGACGATAGTCTATCTTTAAATAGTCCAGTATAGTCTGAGTAATAGCGTTAGCTCTTCTGAGTCTTCCTGCTTTCCAAGTCATTATAGAACCTCCTCATTAATTTCGTTCATCCGGCACGTTTCCTTATCAAAGTGTATGCCGGTACAAACACCTGTTTCACCGCTAAACCGATTCTTTAGCACTCTAGGGTAGGTGATGTTGCGCTCGTAATGATCCTCATGTTGCCCGTTACGCTCAAGACCGATACAGATATCACTGAGCTGTGCAATACTAGCACTACCTCTGAGCTGTGACAATGAAGTGCTTGCACCTTCTTCATGTCCCTTGCCCTCAGGTCTACGTAGATGTGATACAGCTATCAATGCTATGCCAGTCTCACTAACCAGCATCCTTAGCTTAGTCATTATCTCATCAATGGCTCTGCGCTCATCACTATTTTCCTGGGCAGACACTACGATACTGATATGATCCAACACAATATACTTACAATTCAGTGCCTTAGCCATGTATCTGACCCTTGCAATAATGTTGTCAATAGCTGTGCTTCCAAAATGATTGAACATGAATACCCTACCGCACCCTACTGTGCTATCAAATGCTTCCCTTGATTCATCCTCAGTGATTTCTGTGTCGGGGAGGTGAAGGGGCTTGTTTACATAAAGTGACATCAGGCCCTTACCGGTATGCTTGTTTGCTTCCTCCAGCATCAGCAACCCTATATTGTCATTGGTAGTGTTGATCGCTCGGTAAATAATCTCCTTGATGAACTGTGTCTTACCAACACCAGAGCCAGCAGCAACAGTAACAAACTCGCCCTTACGGATGCCATAGGTAATCCCATTGATTCCTTCAAAGGGATAAAGCAACTCAGCCTTTTCTACTGGCTTGTTCACCTCGTCCCACAGGTCAACACCTGCTACTATACCATCTGGTACAAACTGATCAGCCCTCCAGAAATCTTCCTTGTACTGTTGCCCTTGATTGTTAGCAAGGTACTCACAGGCATCTTTGAAGTCACTGCTGTGACGCATGATCTTGGACTTACCACCAAACAGCTCAGCTACTTCCTTGGCTGCAAGCTGTCCCGGCTCATCACTATCAAAGTCTATGACAATGCACTCGAAGCTGTCCAGGAACTCAT